GTGTCCGCAAACAACACATGGATGTGCGAAATTGCGTACCATCTCCTGAAACTCTGTTGCCGTCATTATGTTCATTTTTTCCTCCTGGAAAAAGGCGTTGGATGCCGGCGTTTGTAGCACCGGAATTTGCGAATTGCAAAGTTTCTCATTATATTCTCCTTGTAAACAACTCCGTACAATATAACATTTTTCCTGTGAAATATCAAAAAATCACTTCCTAAATGCAATAAACACACCGATAGACGTACTAACGAGCAACAAAAATTGAAGGAATTTTTTAAGATAGCCGAATACAATAACATTTGAAAACACTATCTTATGTTCGGCAACCATTCCTATCTCATTCAAATCTTTGTCACCAAAAAATATCCTTCGCATATCACGAGAGAAATTTGACATATCCTCTTTCCATATTGCGTCTTTTTCATCTCTGATTGCTCTCATAACGTCTCTTTTGACTTGCTCTTCATCATGTTTTTTCTGCCAACTGTGTAGTTTCTCTAATTCTTCAACTGTTTTAGGAGCAGATTCTATGTGACTATGGATTTCTTTTATACTCTTTGAGACATACATCAACACATCCTCCCGAAGGCGATATTCAAGACTATCAATTGCTTTATCAAGCATTGGTTTCATTTCTTCCTGAATTACTAACCTCGTTTCTTCTTTGGTACACATAAACTCGGGTATCTATTAAGGAGCAATAAATCCCCGTAAGTTAGCGTATACCGCACCAGCACCCGACGCAGTTATAGTCTGCAAGCTCTGAGCCGTGTTAATGGATCCCTTTAGTGGAGACTGAAATTCTATCACGCAATGCCCTAGCAAGCCTCCTGTTGGTATTTTTGTTCTCCACAAGTACCGATGAAGAGTTGCCGTGATTGTACCAGAAATAGCAAGCGTTGAACCTCCACGAGTAGCAGACATAGTAAACGTAGTCGCCGATGGGATTGTCAATACGTAGTATGTTGTGTTGATAACGAATCCAGTCGCTCCAGTTATAGCAGTAAATACAATCTGATCTCCTATTGCTAACAGATGGGAAGCAGAAGTTGTCAGTATATTTGAAGATATTGTTTGTGACGAACAAGTGAGATCTGGGTCTTTCAGTATCAACTCCGTTGCATTCGTAAGTGCCTCAGAGAACACTTCAATTCCAGTGAAGTAGTTTCGTAAACTAGCCCCGGGAGCTTCTTTCACAATAAGAGGAGTAGTGGTATTTAATATGCCACCAAGTGGAGATGCTGCGTAGAAGTCAGCTTCAGGGATAGAAAATGGCTTTTGAATAATAGCTCCAACAAGCGTGGATATCATATCTGCTACATCACCAGTCGCAACTGCGGCAGCATTGGCGGTGAGTGCCTTAGTACCAATACGAACGGGTGAACCAGATACAACTGCATCATGAGCAGCCATACCAGCTATACCAGTTGGTATGGTAACCGCAGGAGTATTATTCACTGATACTGCTGCTGCATCAGCAAGATCAGATGTTGCACGAGCCATTATTTCAACTCTTTTCCTGTCATAATCGAATAAACGGACAAACGAAATGCGAGTATCCGTTCTTTTAATGACTCCTCCACCGCAGTTAGTGATCGTAAAGTCAGCAGGAACAACTGTAAGCCCAATAGCTTCAAGTTCAAGAGAAGTCGTGACTATATTACGAACACGATACGCACCATCGACACCCATATCTCCACCATTCACCACGTTTCTACATCCATGAACATTGACATAATCACCGATAACAATACCAGACCAAGAAGCAGATCCAGTCAATGTCAGTATTTTGTTCGCAAGAGTAGCATTTTGGATAGCCATTGTGAGTGCGCCAAGAGCAGATGGCAAGTTTCCGCCCTGTACTCTTGAGACATACCCTCCATAAGAGGTAGCCGTTCCAGATGATCCAATAATTACAGTAAACGTAGTCGCATCTACTACAGATGCAACTGCGGTAGCTACAGTCAAGTTAGGAAATGACGTTGCAGCTTGATCTGCAATACCGTATACCGTTATTAAATCAGTTACAGTCAGTCCATGCGGAACATCAGTAACTATTGTGGCAGTTGTTGAAGCTGTTTTTACAGCACTCACGATTTTCGCAACAGGGATACTTAATGCTTTGTTATTTCTTGCCTTGATACGAAGTTTGTAGCGTTTTGTTGAGTCAGGAACAACTTGAGTCTTGTTGAATACGTTTGTTTCAGAAGCTACTGAGTCAACTGCTACGCTTGACCACTGTATTCTATTAGGTTGGAATTTTAATCGAAACTCTGCTGTTGGCTGAAACGCATACGTGTATGGAAGAGACGCAGCTACAACTGATGCAGTAGAAAGCGAAGAAGAAAAAGTCAATGCGTGGTTGCCAAGAGCTGTACCGGAAGGCAACATATCTCCTGATTCTGATCTAACGTATGCGGATAAGTTATTTGCTGTGACATTTTCAAAAATAATAGACGAGCCATTTTGTGCAAACGACATACCAGAGCGATAATACACATTCCCACCTGAGAATGGACCAACTGTAAGAGATGGGATAGTCCCTCCCGGACCAGCTGTACAAGTAAACTGGGTAGTAGAAGGGATGGATGCTACAACTAAAGACGGATAATTCATTCTACTATCAGGAGAGCCATAAATTCCGATTCTTTTCCCTGGAATAAGCCCATGTGCCGATACAGTGTTTACCGTAAGAGTAGTCGTGGTTTGTTGTACATTTGAAATTGGAATTTCAGATGGTGGTGTTATAGTTGCTTCGTCAATAAGCTCAATAGAAGTCTCTTGACCAAGAGTACGCTGAGACATGTGCAGCCCGACCATTAATTCCAGAGATGGCTCAAACCGTCCGACTGTTTCGATATAGCTTTCCGTTCCAGCTTCAAGTGGATTTTTAGAGATCACGATATACGATGCAGCTAAAGCGTTACCGTCAACTTGAATAATATCTCCTTTATCCTTAGACTCAAACCATTTTTTCCCATCAGTGTTCTCTGAAGTAGTAACCGCCGGATTATACACTTCAAACGCTTCTCTAAAAGTAGTTTCCACATTATCTGATGGTTGCCCGTATTTTGATTTACTCATATCACGTTTTTTAAGAAATAAGGCTTATATTAGAGAGGAGACTGACTGATTAAGGTCAATCTGTCTTCGCTCGAATACGAGCGTGAGGCTATAAATCCTCAATTGTTGATTCATCTATGGTTTCACCTCGTTTTGTGTATCCAGTAGCTTTTCCTTCTGCATTTTCAGAATCGAAGAAAGTACTATCCGTGGCTATAACCTTTTTCATCTCTTCCCAAAGTCTCTCTCGATAATTAGGGATAGCTTTTTTGCGCTCTTCAAACAAAATCTTATCATCAATCATCCGCACATACTTTCCGTCAGCACTCTGTACCTCTTTGGAAGCCAATTTAAGGATTTCCTTCTCTCTATTCGTGTAAACAATTCTATCTGCCAAATGCTTTGCTACGTGGACGCAGATATTTAGTGGGAAAGACTTTGATTCTCCCGATGCAAGAGTAATTCGTTTCTTTCCGTTGTACATACAAACGAACGTCTCTTTCATTGGATTTGTGATTGTCCCGATGTCGATTGGATCAATGTCCATTGGTACTTGCGATATATCCTCAATGAGATCTGCCATATAATTATTCTTAATGATTGGTTACTATTTTACTCTTAGAATAGACGCTTTACCTTGATTTTGAGCGAAAGCAGCTCACTAGCCTGATCATTCATCTGCTCTACGCTACCGTGAAGAATACGATCTTCAATCTTTGCGAACAGTCTGTCTATTTCCGCAAATTTTTCGTCTTTGCTTACTTCTACATTTGTTTCGGTTGGAGAGTCCACCTTCTCCTCCTCGATAACTTCGTCCACCTTCTTTTTCGCCATAATTTTACGTTTATTTAAATTATTAGGGTGTACTATCCCCGAGATAGCCCCTAGAATGGGGCTACACTCCGAGCTACTACTAGGAAGCAGCTACGATAACACGCCCACCGAGCAAGAAAACATCCGCCAGTGCTGCGCTGTTAGCAGCCTGAGCTTCACAAGCGATAGCAAATGAGTTGACTGAGCGAGTAGTTGCATCTTTCTTCGCTGAGGTTTCAGTGTTGAGGAGCTCAAGGAAATCATCCTTAGCAACATCCGTAGTACCTTCAACCAACATTCGACACTTTCCTTTCGTCTGTACCCAGTTAAATCCAGCCGTAGCTCCCTGAGCCTTAATTACGACTGCAATCTCTTGATATACAGCGAGAGTAGCTGCTACGACCAACTTTGGATTGGTTTCTTCATCTCCATCGAAAGTCACAACATACTGTGCTCCAAGAGCTGCGTTCGCTGGTACATAGGCATACAAAAATTCATTTGAGCCCTGCATCCGACGAGCTCCCTGAGCTCCAGTTCCGTCGATAGTTTCGACTGGTGCGTTTAATCCGTTCATATTCTTAGTATTTTAGTTGATAAATTAGTATCCGATAACGACAAGTTCCCAAATTTTGGTAGCAGCCGGATTCGTAAACGCAAGCGTGATAGTCCCTCCTGATTCAGATGTCTGAAGATTCTTGTCTGCCAAGTCCTTCCAACAAGACTGAACCGAGTCGATGCCATTAAGCCCAGTGTATACTGTTCCAGAGGTATCACCTGACGCTGCTGTGCCACGAATGATGATAACTCTTTTGTTACCAAAAACTGTCTTTTTTGTGCTTGTTACTGCGATTGCCATAATTTTACTCTTAGGATTTATTGATTATGGAGAAAGGGGAGTATTTCTACTCCCCACCACATTATGCGGTTGCTCCTGTTGCACGTGCTGAACGACGTGGCTGGCTGTTGATGAAGTTGCCATAGAAAAGTATATAACCGACTTGTCCGTCCTGGTCAACTGGCTCTCTCATTGGAGTTACTGTCAGTCCTTGTCCATCAGTAGGATGCTTAGGATGATTCATGAAGTACAATTTCACATACTTCTCATTGATCAGGTAGATTTCTCCGGATGGGCAATACTCATCAGCAATGATTTCAACACCACGGAATGAGATTTTGTCCAATCCACCATCTGCTGAAACTGCTCCACCATTAGAAGTAAATCGAACCTGAGTCTGTAACAGTGCTTCCAGTGCGCTACGCACTACTTCCGTAGTGACAATGATAGAAGGGACATCCGCACCGCTCTTAGCAACATCAAAAATAGTAGCCAGTTTTCCAAGCGTTACAGAACCAAAAGAGGTTGTAAGATTTGACTTCCACCATGTAAAGCTCGTTCGCACGATACCACCATAGTTATCTACAACTGTACCATCGTCGATAGCTGCCTTAAGTCCGGTGAGATCTTTTCCACCATTCCCAGTACCGTCTGAAAACATCTGAGTACAAAACTTGTCTTTGAGCGATTCTCTTGCCTCATCCATTTCAGAAGCCATAAGGGATGCTACCTGCTCTTCTCCACCACCACCATTTTTAGCCAAGTCAATGTTTGACACAACAATAGGTTGCTGAAACTGCTTCACCGAGAAACGGGCACGAGTACGAGTATTCTCTTGGTTGGCTGAGAGTCTCTCCAAACCTGCATAAGAGCCACCTTGTGAGTTGTGACGATATTTTACAGGAACGTCAAAATATGTCCCACCAGTCCACAAAACAGCACCTTTGAAAAAACGTCCGAGTAGTGGCTGATCCAATCCAATTTGGTCCACGATCTTCTTCATGACCTTCTCACGAGTGATAGAGGTCAAATTATCCCAGTCTGCGAATGCCATATAATTATTTTTTACTTAAATTAAGCTCACAATCCTCTGTACAGATCCCTGATAGACTTGTTTCGGTCTGTATCCGGGTTGTATGCAGAATTACGAGGAGTCATATTACCAGTTGTGCCGGTTGGCTGTACACCAGAAGCATCAAGTTTCCTTTTTTCTTCAATGAGTCTAGCTTTTTCAGCACGTTCTACTGCGCTGGTAATTTCTTTCGTGATTTTCACTGCCTGTTCAAGGGTTTTACAATCAAACTTCACTGCATTGGCTAACACTGCCTTTTCATTCTCTTTATAGAATGGTTCAGAAGCACGCATGAAAGATTTTTCTTTTTCGACTTCTGTGGCTATCCTTGTTTGCTCGTCTGCCTTTCTCTGATTGTGCCTTTCTACTATCTTGGCTTCACGATCAGCTCTTGATAGTCCTTCCAGCTCCTTATCTTCCTCATCTTCTTCGTCGGATTCGTATTGAGAAAGCTTGTTTTTAGTCTGAGCGAGCATATCACGCAATTCGCTGTTCTCTTTCTCAAACTTTGAAAGATTCTCACGATCCTCTTTCCATGATTTCACGACTTCATTAAACTCTTGTTGAGCTTCTGGCGTTACGCCTTCATTCTCTCCCTTAGTTCCATCTTCAGCCGCTTTTGCTTCGGCAATTTCTTGCTCGATAGGCTTGATAATGTATGGATTCCCATTATCTTCACCTGTTTGTTCCTTTGATACCGTCGCATCAGGAGGGGTTACTACTTCACCAGTGGCATTTTCGCCATTTTCGGAAATATCCATAGACATGTCTTAATGTTTTAAATAAAAAAGCACCATCCTTTTGAGGGACAGTGCTCAGCTCAAAACACTCAAACCATCACGAAAAAGTGTTCGGAGCTAAGCTCTGACTCCCAACTGTGATGGTTTGATATAGTTTTTAAGATACCTAAGTGGTAGGAGTATTGCTTGCCTCGGAACTTGCTTGTTTTAACATACCACTTTTTGTAATTTCCAGCAAGGTCGCTTTGTCAACTGCGATATGATTTTGCATCGCATCGTAACCATCCTTCTCCATTCTGTTATTTTTGTCCTTAATAAATACCATGTGGAGCTTCACGTGTTCAAGTGTAACCAATTCTGGGGGCGTAGGTGGGACTTCGTCACCTGCTTGCATAGACAAGTTTTCTTGATCTGCACGTTCCACTGGTGTTTCTGTTGAGTCTCCTGCGGTTACGGCATGATTTTGCATGTCTGCCTTCACTTTATTTGGGTCTTCTTCTGAAATCATGCCAAATTGCTGCCAGTTGATGAGTCTGTTCGACAATTCCTGTGGATCATTACGATTGAGGTCTTTATAGAGAGTGTACGGGTCAAGAGCTTGCATGCCATAAAGATTGAGAGACTGCATGGCTTTCTCTTGTTTAGAGATAGGAGCGGTGCTCATTGGGCGTAGGATAGGGTCAATCCCTTCCTCAATATCCTTAGACATGAGCTTGAGTACCTCTGTACCCTCTGTAGCACCAAGTCTTTTTATGTAATGCACATCGGTGTAAAACATCTTCTTTAGCTGTATCCAGCCCTTCCAGAGTTCCACAATAGCTGACTCTACCGCTCTTACTTGGTATCTGATAGGCGTTCTATCGCTTTCAAGATTCATCTGGTCTTGTCCAAGAGTTCCTGAATTTCCTGTCCCTCTTGATACTTCATGGTGTCCAAAGACATCATCAATGTATCTCTGATCATCTTCCATATCAATCAGTATCTTGTCCAAAGGAAAATTGGTAGGCTCGGCAAAATATACCGGCTTCGGGTTATTTTGGAAGTCTACACGTAATACTTGAAGTGGCTCATCAGTGATAGCAGAAATTTCTTCTTCGTTGAATGAATTGCTATCCACTATCAACTTAGAATTACACCCTCTCAGGTTATCTGCAATCTGACGCTTTTTCATTTGAATATCAAGAAATGCCTGCTTGAGTTGCCCTATGAGGTTCTTCGAGTACAAATCGCCTAGAAGCTTAATTGATGAGATTTGAACAAATGGCTTAGTAGGCTTCTCAAGGAAGTTGATTATAGGAGTGAAATCATCCACCTCTCCTACTTGCGCATTTGGATTGATAGAAGGGTCGCTCATGAGCATTCTTACACCATCTTCATTGTCTATACCAGTTTCGGAAGCAATACTAGCAACCTCTGGGAACATCTCGGATGCCCACTTCATTATCTGCTCATCGGTTGACCTATATTCCCAATACGGGTTTTTACTCTTTTTGAGGATAATCCATTCTCCGTCCTTACCCATTACTTGCTCAATGCGTATATCATTCTCCCAATAAGAGTAAAGACGTGCTGAATTGCCTCTACCTGACGTATTCCCGTCTATCACTAACTTGTTTTTGATAGTTTCAAATTTGATTTTGTCGTATTGGTCAGGATAAGCCTGTTTCCACCACGTTCTGTTCTTCCACGGATGATATATAAGGTATTCTGCGTCGGTTACAGACGTTGATCCCGGGGCAAAGCTCAATTCCTCAAGCGTAACCTCGCAAAAGTCATTATCATTGACCTCGTAATTCCAAAACCAATGGAGAAAGCTGTCGTTCTTGATATATGTGTCGAATAGCAACATTCCTAGTCGATCCTGAAATTTGGTGCGCACCATGTCATATTCAAGAGACGTAGCCACGACCTTCGCTTTATTCTGTGAGGGGATTGTCGCTTTAGCCGGCGTAACGTCTGGGACTGGTGGATGATCGGTAGAAAGCCCTACCATGTTCCGTATTGTGAGGAATATCACGTTTTTGAGAGCCTTTGAGTTATATCTTGAGCTTTCCCCTGTTTTCATCACGCTGTCTACCTCTCCATCGAATAAAGCCATGTTCTCTTTCGCCATTGCACACCTCTCATCATGGAGTGGTTTCGCATCTTTTAGCCTCTGAGCTACTTTCAAGGCTATGAGTTTATCATCATCGGTGAGATCTATGTCTAGCTTCGCATCCTCGTTCTTTTCATCGACATCAGCTTTATATTCGTATGATTGCATAGTCTTATGGCATTAAAAAATCTTCAGGATTGTGTCTGACGGCGTTCAAAAGCAAATCATCATCTGGTTCTGGTATTATAATTCTCGAGTGAACAGAGCCCATTGATATATCTGGTCTTGACATTATACCATATCTTACGGCATCGAGGGTATGATCGTCTTTTTTGACGGGTTTTTCGGTCGGGTCTTCATCCGCATTGATTGGCTTCTTGCGTTTGTACGACTCAATTTCTTCGATAAACTTCACACAAGTGTCAAACACAAACACTCGTGGAGAGCCTTTCAGCTTCGTTATTGGGTTTATCCTATTAGGATCAATGAAGAAGTACTTGTGCATGCGTGCTATTCCTGCCTCGACTGCATTATTCCCCGGAATTGTTGGTATACCTTCCTCCTTAAACTCTGCATCGATGTTTTTTCCGCTTCTGCCACGCCTTCCCTTCACTGACGGGTCAATAACTGTATATGCTATCCTCTCACCTCCTGTGAGCGTTTTAATCTGCTTGGCGTGGTACGGCGTAAACTCTTGCCTCTTGTAGTATTCACGATATATCCACAAAGTACCCTCGGGATCAATGGCAATCCACATACATGTCGTAGGGTTATTTTCACCCCAGTCCATACAGCGAATCTTCATCCAGCTATCTGGAATGGCAAATTGTCGCACAACATGGACTGAAGGAATAAAGTCTGGGAATATCTGCCCCTCGAATACATCAAAAGAGGCAAGAACATAACGCTTATACATATCTCCTGTGTACGCATTGAGCGTGTCAAGATAATCTTCGGGCAAATGGGTATTCTCGGTGGTTGGTGCTTTTATCACAGCGTATTTTTCGAGTTGTTCTGGTTTGAGTATGTTCCCATCGCCTGTTTCGCCTTTCACAAACAGTTTGTATGTCCAATTTTTACCTTCTGAGTTACTCGTGATATACCCGAGACGCTTTGGCTGTTTTTTGTTTCTAAGACGACCTTGAGCAACCTTAAATGTCTCAACTCCGACCTCATCTACTTCATCGAACCAGAACCAACCGATCTCCAAAGACTTCAATTTCTCAATATCGTCAAGTCCCCAAAAGTAAATTTCATGCCCATTAATCATTGTGAGCAAGTTTTCAGTTTTATTGAATTTTAAGATAAGCCGGGGATCACAAACTTCAAAAAAAGTCTTCATCGTTGTAGCTTTTAAGTCTACAAGAGTCTGACGAGAGATAAGCCCACGCCCCCCCGGTGCGCTCATCGCTAGAATTACTGCTATATGAGAACCAATAAAAGACTTTCCACTCCCGAATCCTCCACAATACCAAGCAAAACGACAATTTGGATTGTCCAAAATATCGAACATAAACTCTTTCTGCTTTGGGAGAGGGTCAAAAAGCTGAACAATATCATCAGAATACGATATATCCATATTTTATATGTTTTATTCTTGGATACGTCCTCCTCCTTGTCTTTTTCTGAGGAAATTGGCTTTTTCCTCATCAGAAGCATACGAGATAATGACAGGTACTCCTCCGCCAAACTGCACTTTCACCTCTGAATCAAGCATGTGTTTATGTTTTGCAATCATTTCGAGTGCCTTCTGCCCTGCGCTCGATGCCTTGAAATCTTTCTTCCCATTATCAACATAATCCATACTCTGCTGGAGCACCCACGCTGTAGTTGCTTTTGACGCTGAAAATCTGGCTTCTATCTCCCCTTTGACGATTTTTCTTTTCAGAAGTTTATATGAACAGGTTTTTGCGCTAGCCTCACTGCAATCAGGAAATATCTTCATGTAACATTGCCACGCATTTTGCATACCCGAAGACATATATTCATCGATGAAGAGCACCTCATTAGGACTGAGGTACTCTCCCGATATGCCTTTGATTGTTCTACTAGTGTTTTTGCTCATTTGTTTCTTCGATAACTGGATATTCCTCAACTCCTTCTATTCCAAACAACATGAGCACCTTCTTTTCATTCGCTTCCGTGGTATCAAGGTTATCTTCAAAGCTCAATTTTTTGATTGATCTCTGGATATGAGCCGGTGCTTCAGGAGTTTCTTCAATCTCCTTCTCGCTTACGACTGCATACCCCTGAATAACCTGCTTATTCGGATTGTACTTGCGGTATGGGTTTTCTGTCTCGTATACGGAATAAATACAGCTTAAGATAGCGTCCATGTTCACTACAATTGATGAATCACCAACAGTGAGCTCCATGAGCCCCCTCTGATAGAATTTGTCATTCTTCGCTAATACAAGACGCATCTCATTCTCTGAATCTGACATCAATTCTCCATTCTCATCCCACCCCGTTACCTTCACGTCAAAAACTGGCTTTGATCCTGTTACGATAGAGAGTGGATCCCCATTTGCATTTTCTGCTCCGTCTGTTACAACAGCTTCTTCTGATACAGCTGCGATAGGCGTTTTGAGTTCTTCTTCCATAGTTTTTTACTTAATTTTTTATAGTATACCGAGTTCTCTTGCCTCTTTTTCAGGGTCAAACTCCTGCTCCTCTCTCTCTCTGATGAGTCTCTTGCGCCTCTTGATGGACTGCATCTCCTCGTATGTCATGATGTTTCCTTTCTTCTCCCTGAATATCCTACTATTGCTTTGCTCTCTCTCAAATTGATTTTTGTTGCTCATAATGTATAGAGTACACTATTTTATTGGGTTTCATACACATCAATTATCTGTTCCTGCAAGTCAATTATGTTGTTTTGGATCTCATTCACTTCATAATACAGAGCTACTCTCTTATTCTGAGACTCTATAATGCGCGTTTGCGTGTAGTTCATCAGCAAAGAGAACGTAAATAGAGCGACTACTAGGGCTATAATGATCAGATACACTTTATCTTTTAACGACATATAATTGTTTTAATGCTTGTAATAAATCTTCTACACTTCTGACTATAATATACACTCCTCCTGCCTTTTCTACACCGATCTGGAAGAGTCTTTGATTGTCACTTTGTTTACCAATGGTACTTTTGCACTCGATACCCACATATTGTCCACAAATTATTGCCACTATGTCCGGCGATCCGACTGCTCCGAACCGTATGAGTCTATTGTTTCTATCGTAGAGAGCCCCTGTATTGTTCCGATAGTGGAATATGCCTTTCATTGACAACAGCTGTAAGCAAGCGTCTAGCACTCCTTTTTCTGATTCGTGAGGCTTAGGCATGCTAGTATCTTCTTGGTCTACCCTCTAAAACAGTTTTTTTCAGGCTCTTGAGCGTCTCCACAAGTGTCCGAGCGTCTACTCTACCACGGAATTCATAGTAGTCTATCGACTTCATTTTTATTGACTCCTCATCTCCTCGGAACCGAAAAAGTATCTTGGGGAGTGATTTGTCGAATGTGATAGGGAAGCCCATTGACTTGAGATAAGCTGCTTCACCGATGTCCGATGTTACATGTTCTCCTTCGATCATACTCGTATACACTTAATTAGGAATTGAAATGCTTGCTTGACTGTCGTTCTCTTGGTGTCCCGGTTGTATACGTTTGTGAGCATGTCTATATCCGACTTCTGCTTCTTTATGATTGATGCTTGGATATTGACTATGTTACTGAGCGTCTTCTGTGGGAGCTGTTGGAATGGAGATTCCTGTTTCTTCTTGAACATAAGGCTTCTCTTCAATGGTTATACCTTCTTGAGCGAGTAAAGTATCAATAGCCTCTTTCCGGGAGTAAGCTCTAGCGATATGTTGCTCGATGAAATCAATTCCTGCCTCGTTCCGATCGATAGTGATAAGGAATAATTTTGATTTTGCCATAGTGTTATTGTACCACATAAACGAGGATATTGCACCCCGTTTATGTGGTTGCTCGTTTTTTATCCAATTATTTTAGCAGATACTTCAATTTCCCGGACGATAAATCTCCCACGTTTTTCAAAGAGGGCGTTCTTTTCTTTCGCTTCCTCCCTTGCTGCATACCTTGAAAGTAATGGGTTGATCACGCCTTCACATGTATCTACGTCTATCACTATGTAGCCTCTCAGCTTATCACGATTCCCTTTGGAGAAAAGTGTCTTCCTTTTATTATTTGCCTTTACTTCCGTATTCTTACACACGCTTTTCTCTTCCAGATCCTTCAATTTCAATACTTTTACTTCTTTTTTCATAAAATTGCTATTATTTTTGGTTAAAATCCACGAGCACCTGCATCTTAATGTTTACGCAATAGGCATACTATCTTAATAATTACGCTATTATCTGGTTATTTTTCGTATCATGTAAATCACCAACACCGCTAAGAGAATCGAGAAAACAACATATTGAGCTGTTCCGAGAGGATGCTGCTCTTTCTCTATTTTTGATTGAGCGTATGGGTAGGATGTCATTTGTGGCATAGTGTTTTCATAGTTTTTAGTCTTTAATTTCAACTCCGAACTCCTTCTCCCAGTCTCTCTTAGGTAGTTGTTTTTCAGTCATACCGCAATCACATCGCTCAGCAGATGCCATCATAGAAGCTCCGCTATTTCCGCCGACCATACCGGCGACTCCTCTACTCGCACATTCTTTAGTGTGCCTCTTTTGTAGTTGTTTTTCTGGCATAGTGTTTTATTTATTCGCTAAAACCTTGTAACCGAACCTTCCCGAAATCACCAGAGAATATCATATCGCCTCTCCCTAGCAGTTTTTCCGCTCCTGTTTCATCAAGTAAAACTTGGCTATCAACTGCCTTAGCCATCCGGAACGCAATCTTTGTCGGAAAATTCGCTTTAATTGATCCTGTTATGATGTCTATGGACGGTCTTTGAGTAGCTATTATGAGGTGTATCCCTGCTGCTCTAGCCTTTTGAGCCAGTATCAGTATTTGCTTCGAGATTTCTTTGGATAAATCGAGCTTTTCTCCTGACGCACTTTTAAATTTTTCTCCTGTCATCATTAAATCTCCAAACTCGTCAATTATAACAAACTTGTACCGCATGCCACCGCCATATTCCTCTATATTTCTTGCTCCTTTCCTCGCAAACTCGTGGTATCTCCTGTTCATTTCGTCTACGAGATCACATAGAGAGATATATATAGTCTGTGCATCATTGAGATATTCATCTGCTGCATGAGCGAATTTAGCCAGCTCTACTATTTTTGGATCAAACAGGTGTAGTTGTGCGTCTGTTCCTTCGATTATCTGAGATATAATTGAGTTGAGGAATACCGACTTGCCTGATCCAGTCGATCCAGCTACAAGCAGATGAGGTGCTTTCCTTATATCGAATCTCACTGTCTCTCCCATCACATCAACTCCGATAGCTACTTCAAAGCCACTATTCTTTGGAGCTGTCCCCGGGAAGGTGCGCCTAGATCCTCTCGGTACTTCAAATCCTATCATTGAGGTATCTGGGATAGGAGCGAGCACCCGTATGCCTGATACGCCCATTACCTGCTCAATATCTGCAACATACGCCAGTAGTCTACTCATTTTAAGCCCTATACTTGGCTTATACCGATAGAGATCCACTGCGTGTCCCTCAATCACTCCGTCATAATGTACTGTCATTCCATGTTCGAGGAGTTTCACTTGTATTTTTTGGTGGTTTTCCATATTGTCATAATCAATGTTTTTTTCTTCGACGAGACTCTCCGTCATTTTGAGCAGTTTATTCATGTTTGCGGTGTTCTGCATCTCGCATTTGAGCACCTCGGTTATCGTATTGACGGCATATCTCCTCATCAGTTCGGCTGTATTCTCCGGTACGTCAAGGCGGTGTATATACGAAACTATTGATACTTCGTTGTCGAACATGGCGTATACGTTCGGTACATACACTTGCTCCCCTATCATCGCCCGGCAGAAATCCTCATAGAATCTCAAATAGAAGTCGAAATAGAGCATATTTTCCTCATAAACCACCTCATACTCCCTTAATTGTGATGTTCCATCTCTGTTTTTCGTATATTTTACCTCCTCAAATGTAATCGAGTAAGGGACTTCTTTATACTTCGCAAGACACAAGAAATAGTATTGAATCGCTTGAAGTATCTTAGCTCCGTCTATCTTCTCTGGATTTGAGAAGGAATAGGCAGTCTTGTAATCAGTGATTCGCAACTTTCCGTCTTCGCCCCTCCACACCTTATCAATCACTCCTTTTAATTTAATCGGCATCTTCACGGTTTCTCCATTCCATTCAACATTCACATGCTCAAGTATCTCGTCTTCGCACTCAATCACTTCACCTCTACGGAATGGTTTTGACTTGATGTACTCAGCGTACATGAACGCAAGGAGGTCTTTTGCTTTTTGCTTGTTTGCTATGGTAGCTGAATACTTCACCCAATTATCATTGTACTCATCGAGGTACTCCATTCCTGCTGTAAGTCCGAGTCCCACATTATCTACCTTCTCATCCTCTCCAGTTCGGTAATATATCTCAAGAGCCAAGTGGAACGCCTTCCCTAGTACTGCTGATATATTTGTTGTGGATTCGTAATACTCCCTGTTGATGTAATTGATGCGGAACAGTATAGGATTGCTAGAAAACTTGATCATTGAGCTCGCCGATACGTGATCAACAGGAAAATCAGTAGCACTACTCCTTATGTCCCTCATCAACATATTCATCTTCCCCGAAAGTTGTAGGGATGTTCTCTTCCGGGTATAAGACTGTCGCTTTTTTGGTGCTTTCTGTAACTTTTTCATTTTTTTGCTCTGGTGATGGTTTAGAGATTGCCCCTATTTTGAGTTTTGCTGCGTCTGTTATAGCTTCCCCGATCCTGTGTCCGTCGTTTTCTATGTTTGAGTCTTTATTATCTTCTGCTATTGCTTTGGAAATCTCTTCGTTTTTTGGAACAAGCTTTGCTACTTGCTTCAGAGCTGTTTTCTTCCACATCCATTTTTCTGGATCTTTGTCTCCATTCCATGGGCTATCTTTATTGGTGAATGATTTTGAAAATCTCTGTCCCATAGCCATAATGTCCTTTGCTGACATTACCTTAGATATAGCTCCACCTGTTCCTAGTAGTACTATGACGTACGCTCCTCTTGGTTTGCCTCTATTGTCTGAAAATACGTCTGGGCTATGCGTGATAATCCCATTGATATACGAGAAGCTATCATTCTCATACACGATCTCAGATTGGATTGACTTCACGCCGGCTCTGTAGAAAAGTGTAACCAGCCCTTGATACCCAAGCTGGAATTGAGCCTCTAGAACCTTGATCCATTTGTCGCCGTCCTTTTTGCTGTTGTTGTAAGGGATCACATAGGCTTCTCCGCTCACCTCTGACGGCATAAGCCTCAACTGAGCCATAGTGATGAAGCTATTTACGAGGCTTATTGGAGTACATTCGAGCAGTTTTGGATTACGCTGAACGGCTGCCATTACCCCAGACAGGAAGCACATCGCCTGTTTCTCATTACCGAAGTAGTTGTTGATCTGCTTCATGTAATGAGTGGCAAGCAGTGTCTTCAAGTCGTTTTCCGTCTTCATTATTTCTTGCATATATTTATTGTTTGGTGGTGTCTACCAGCTCGTATGTTACTCCGTCAATAAATTCTCTACACGCCTCATCTGCTGTATCATACTCCCCGATAAACTCATCGGTATCATCGTCGTATAGCCTAAATCTTTTTCCCATAATTGTTTTTTAGTGTACAAAATAAACCCACATCCAATTAAGGCGGTGGGCTTCTGAAAGTTGTTATGTCGTTCTTTATCATAGTTGTTCATCTGTTTATAGATTTTATTCCTATTTTTCTTTTTCGTCAAGCTCGGACATCTCTTTGGCAATCCTGTTTTTACTAAACTCTGATAATAAGCCAATAAGACCATCCTTCATATCTTTCCCTCCATGCTCTCTCGCCTTGTGTATCAAATACTGAGTGAACGCCTTGCAGGTAAAACAAATAAACTGCTCTGCTCCTATCTGCCACGTATGAAGCATAAATCTTCTATCACATATATTGCATTTTCTTGTGTCCATAGTTTTACTTAATTTTTTTTAAATTTCCAATTGAAGTATATCGTGAAGTTTTTGGCATATTCGCACTCCTTGTAGAACGAGAACAGATCAGAGTCACTCATTCCTGTCATTTGTTTCGATAGCTTGATTGATAGAGTTTTCATGGTTACGGGTCTGGCTTTCACCTCCTTTCCGTTTTTGATGTATGTCTTAACATTACCTTGATCGTCCAAATGGCTATTCTTCATTTTTTCGTAAAATTGTTTAACTATGTCCCCTCTTTTACTGCCCGACGCTCTTGGAGCAGTTTTTAGTGCTTGTAGGCGATTCTGGAAGCTGGCTAGTTGCATACTACTTCTGTTTTATCTGTTTTATCTTTTTTATATGCGTTTATTATCTCTTTGAGTTTCCCAGCTAGGCTTTTTTTCCCTTTCGACTTCCGTATGTATTCCAAGTCACTTTTTGAAATCCTTATTTTTTCAGTGAAATTTGTATCTTCCCATTTGTTTCTTTCCATAAATTGCATTTTATTTTTGTACCCTAAGTACCCTATAGCCCCTCAGCATCCTTCCACCATTACCCGTTGCATATACCAGTCCAGTCTTTTCTAAGAGAATAGGTCTCAGAGAGGATTGAGTCTACGATTGTTCAACGGTATAAAGGAGCCAAGTTCTTTCGGGGCTTATAAGAGATTCTTTTTTAAAAAAAATCCGCTAAAGCCTTAAAAACAAAAATGCCCGTCCCTATGGTAGGACACGGGCGGGCACTATTGCGTACTTATTCGGGTCCTACTCCGATAAACACAGTGCATATTCGATTGTTTATACACTATAGCATAGGGTAGGATAATAAGTCAAGCACCTATATCCTACCCTGTCA